GTAACAGCTAACATTGCTCAAGAACTAAGAGCCCCCATAGGTTGACCAACTGTATACATTACTGATTTCTCTTTAATGTCATACAGATCTTCCCCATTTGATTTAGATATATCATATGGTCGATTGACCAATATATCAGATCAAAGTCATGCTAATTCATCACCTAAAATAGGTTTTAAAATAGCAATTTGGAGAAGAATAGGCAATCTATCTGTAGCAGAGGATAAATCATATCCAAAACAACAGCCCGATACATGAGACTTAGTCTGAGCCCGCTCAAAAGCGGCGTTCTGATCAAAAGTCCCATCATTCGGAAGGGATCTTAAAAAAGCAAATAAGAAATCATGCAACGGTTTTAATATGGACTGAGTCCATACATCAACCATTGCAAAAATTCTTAACTTTCCAGCGGCTTCTTCTTTAAATTGAAGTTGGCCAACTCCATAATCAACTATAGGTTTTGCCCAAGAAAGCCCCTTATTACTAATAAAAGGATAATCACTAAAATTTTTAATGAATCCTCCATTTTGTTTAAGGAGACTTGCGGGGACAATACCTGCAGAAGATTTTAACTTTAACACCCTTCAAAGATCTAATAGAGAAACATTCTCTGTTAGCTCTAATCATCTTTCAATGAAAGAGCCTACTCCAGATTTAGTAAGGAGATAAGGATCTCTTGCTATTCCTAGAATAGAAATCTTGGAAGAAGGGGAAGAAGTTTGTAAGAGTTGTATCCTAGCAGAACCTAGATTTAGTGGAATATCTTTCATCTTACTATGAATAAACTTTTTACTTAAAACAGTAAATTTGTCTAAAATAGATATAAGATAATTGACATTACCACTATATAAATCAGTTATTGTACTAATTTTAGCTTTAACGGGGGCTTTAATGACCCTGTATAAACCAAAAATAGTCAAATATAATCGGATAACTTGAACAGAACCGCTAAGAATAGCTTTTCTGTCTCGTGTTCCAATTATAGCGGGTAAACCGCAACTGCTTAGTCTAGGTAAGTTAAGATCAGGCTCAATCTCTCTCAGCGATGAGAAAGGTTGACCTGCCAACTTCCTTTGTATACTTAATTGAGCAGCCTTAAGATATTTCACAACATAAGTAGATCCATGATTACGATTTAGATAAATCAAGTATCTACCAAAATTGTGAAGCATTCGCAACTTCGGCACTAACTTTGATCTTTTATGAATACACAGTTTTATAATTTTAAAACCGTATTTTTGTAAAAAATCAAGGAAAGCTTGAGAACTTTCCAGCGAGACCAACTTTTGGTCCCTAGAATAGGAAACCTTATTAATAAGTTTTGAGGGAAGTAAAGATTTTTTAAATTTCTTTATTTTTCTCATTATTTAATAATAAAAGTTTTCCGCTGTTCCCTTACGGGGACGGCAGGTCTGAAGCCAGTGTTGAGGTTAAGAATCAATATCTTAAGCTCCTCCAACCTTCTCAAAATACTCGTTCATTAAACTTTTTGCTTAATGGCAGTTCAGAGATAACTGAATACCAAAAAGGGATGTAGTCTGAAAAGGCTGAGATCCCAAACTCCG